ACGGGTCGAGTGTGACGACGAGACGGCGATGCGGATTCTGCTGGCCGACAACCGCACCGCGGAGAAGGCCGAGCGGGAGCCGGAGCCGCTGGCGGACCTGTTGGAACACCTGGAGAGCACCGATGACGGGCTGACGGGGACGGGATACGACGGGGGCGACCTGGATCACTTGCTTGAGGATCTGGACGACCCGAGCCAAGACGAATGGGAAGATGCGTTCGGGGACGTACCAGAGGGCCAAAAGGAGCCATTCCAGCAAAAGACGTTCACTCTCCACGATTCGCAGGCTGAAACGGTGGACGCCGCCGTGCAGCGGGCGAAAGACAACGACTTCAGCGGCACCCCGAACGAGAACAGCAACGGCAACGCGATTGCCTTGATCTGCGAACACTACCTACAGCATGGCTAGTGCGAAAGACATCACATTGAAGCCCATCCCGGCCTCGCGGGCCAACCCGCTGATGAAGGAGTTGCACTACAGCGGAAAGGTGGTGAACAATAGCCAATTGCACATCGGGGTATTTCTTCACGGCAAACTTGAGGGCGCGATGCAGTTTGGTCCGCCGATGGACAAACGGAAAATGCTGCCGCTGGTGGAAGATACCGATTGGAACGGCATGATGGAGTTGAACCGCATGGCGTTCAGCGACAACCTACCGCGCAACAGCGAGAGTCGTGCAATTGCTGTAGCGATGAAATTGATGAAGGAGCACGCGCCTCATGTGGAGTGGATTCTCTCCTTTGCTGACGCGACGCAATGCGGGGACGGCACGATCTACCGTGCGGCAGGTTTTGTGCTGACAGGGATTCGGGAAAACAAACAGATGATCCGAATGCCTGATGGTGAGGTGATAGCACAAGGAACGATAACACGTGCAGGGAAGAATGGCGGGATGGCGATAAAACGCCGCTTCGATGAGAAATATGGTACGGACCTATACCAAAACACGTCTCCCTCTGTAAAGCAATTACTAGAGGTTGGCGGCGAATGGATGGAGGGCTATCAACTCCGCTACATTTACTTCATCAACCCCGAGGCCCGCGAGCGTCTTACGGTGCCCGTGATTCCGTTTGAGCGCATCGACGATTTAGGCGCCGGGATGTACCCACACGCACGCGCATGAGCACGCAGCGGTACAAAGCACAGGAGGTGGTCGATGCCATCCGCGCCAGCAACGGCGTGGTGCAACAGGCGGCCAGTGCGCTCGGCTGCACGGCGCGCACCATCTACAACTACGCCGACCGCTACGTGACGGTGCAGGAGGCCCTCGACGAAAGCCGCAAGGACATCGCCGGGGAGGCGGAGGGCTACCTGATCGCCATGATGCGCGACCGGGAGCACCCGAAGCACTACAAGGCCGTGAAGGACGTGCTCCGGAACTATCATCCCGACGATTGGAGCGACAAGAAACTGGAGCAGGAGCATGGCGGCGACGGCTTCACTGTAAACATCCAACCCCCCGATGGAGATTAATGTGCAAGCCACTGCTCCGCAGTGGGACTTTTTGAATAGCCCCGAACGTTACCGAGCGTTCGTGGCGGGCGTCGGGTCCGGAAAGACGTATGCGGGCGTTCTCGCATCCTTTCTGGCATGCCAGCAAGCCGAACGGGGCGCGATTGTGGCGCCGACGTACCCGATGCTGAAGGACGTGGTGCTGCCGACCTTTCGGGAGCTCGCCGAGGACGGCATCCAGACGCTGAACAAGGCGGACCTCTACGCCGACATGAGGAACGGCAACCGCATTCTTTTCCGCTCCGCCGACAAGCCCGAACGCCTCCGCGGCATGAACCTCGGTTGGTGCTGGGTCGATGAGGCAGCGCTGATCGACGAGGAGACGTGGGATATTCTGCTGGGGCGCCTGCGTCTCGACCCAGGGCGGGCATGGCTCACGACAACTCCGAAAGGCCACAATTGGGTGTATCGCCGCTTCGTGAACAACCCTGGCGACGAGCACGAGACGGTACGCGCCTCTACGCGGGACAACCCGCACCTGCCGGACGACTACATCGAAAGCCTTGAGGAGCAGTACACCGAGAAGTTCAGGCGGCAGGAGTTGGGCGGGGAGTTCATCGAAGCAGAGGGCGCGCTTTGGTCCTGGGAGCACATCGCCCGAGAGGAGGCGCCCGAGACGATGGACCGCATCGTGGTCGGCGTGGACCCGGCAGGTGGCGGCCCCGACGAGGTGGGCATCGTCGCCGTGGGTAAGGCCGGGGAGCGGGCGTACGTGTTGCGGGATGCATCCATGAAGGGCAGCCCGAATGCGTGGGCCGAGGCGGTGGCGTCCGCCTGCCGTGACCTTCAGGCCGATCGGGTCGTGGCTGAGCGCAACTTTGGCGGGGACATGGTAGAAAGCACCCTGCGGACGGCTGACGCGAACCTGCCCGTGACGGTGATCAACGCAAGCCGGGGCAAGCAGCAGCGCGCCGAGCCGGTGGCGGCACTCTACGAGCAGGGCAAGGTAAATCACGCGGGGAGCTTCGACCAGCTTGAAACGCAGATGACCACCTGGGACCCACAGGAATCAACCGACAGCCCGGACCGCGTAGACGCCCTCGTCTGGGCGCTGACTGAGCTGATGATTGACACCCCGCGCCCGAGCCTCGCATTCGCCTAATGATCGAGATGACGCACATCCTTGTTTGGCTTTTGCTCTACCCACTCGTGGCCACCGCCGACGTGGCCGCTCGCGTTCAACTGCTGGAGACCGACGTCGGACGACTGGATCAGGGCCACCTTGCTGTCTATTGCACTGGCACGCTCATTTTGCTGACCCTCCATTATGTTTGACTGGGATGCACGTGCGGACGTGGTGCCGACCACAACCGTGGCGACCGGGCAGAGCTTTGGAATTTTCGACCGCGGACGACCGACGCAGCGAAGTGCCCGCGAGAGCCTGCGCGGGACCTTTGAGGCCTGCCTGCGCACCCGCGCGCAACTCTTTGCGCAGGTGGCTACGCCGGACCTGGAGGGCTCTGGATTTGTGGCGGAGCGCCTGGTCGGTGATACGTACGAGCAGGTAGAGGAGGCCCATCCGTGGGCACAGCTTCTACGCAAGCCGTCACGCTATCGAACCGCGTACGACGTGTGGTACTGGCTGCTGCTGGCTCGCGACCTGATGGGAAACGCCCATGCGCTTTTTGAGGGCGTGCCTCTGGAGCCTCGGCTGCAGGAGGTCTATCCGTCGTGGGGGCGGCTGCAACCGAAGCCGGAAAGCGACGGCGGCATCGGGGGCTATGTCTTTCACCGTGCGGACGGGGTGGACCTCGACATCCCCGCCGAGGAGGTGATGGAGCTGCGGCGCATCGACCCATCCACGCCCTACGAGTCGCAAGGGCTGATCGAGTCGCTGGCGGAGTATATCAGCGCCGACCTGGATGCACAGCAGTACCTGGCGCAGTCGTTTGGCGAAGGGCGCCCGCCGCTGTTCCAAATCACCACCGATGAAGCGATTGACCCGGAAACCGCAAAGCGCTTCGGGGACACCTTCCGGCGCCGGTTCATGGAGGGGAACGAAGTGGCGGTGATGGGCCACGGCATGGAGGCAGATTCCCTGAGCATCGATCCTGAGTCGTTCCAGATGCTGGAGGCGCAGGGACTGACGCACAAGGTCATCTACCGCGTCACCGGAATCCCGGAAGCGTATTTTGATAGTGAGAACGCGAACCGCAGCAACTCGGAGTCTGCCGAACGGAAGATCCGGCGGGACACCGTGCAGCCGCTGTTGAACCAGGCCGCCCAGCAGCTCACCCTCAGCTTCCAGCGAGCCTTTGAGTCCGAACCGGGAGCACTGCGCATCCGTCCGCCTCGGGCGTTGCAGCCAACCCCATCGTCTCGGGCAACCTAACCCCATTAGGGTCTTTTCTGTAGCCCCGGCGGGGTCTGCGCCCGACCGGGGCAACACACGCAAGGTCCTTCGCGCTGCCGGCCATGCTCGGAGCATGGGGGAGATGTCTGAAGAGATGCTTGATGCGGAGTGGCGTGCGATCGACGAAGAGAAGCAGAAGACCGAGCCGCCTCTGATCGAGGCCGCTGAGGAGTACTTCGACTGGGAGCAACGGCAGGTGCTGAGTGCGTTGGAGCAGAAGCGGCGGGCCTGGCGGCTTGAAATTGATATCTCTGTCGGGGACCTCCTCAATATGGTTCGCGCTGCCCAGGAGCTTATTGATCGCCTAAATGAACCGATGATCAACGCGATTCAGGAGGGCTTTGAATCCGGGCTGCTCCGCATAGATGCAGACGGACCGCCGTTCGACCCAGAGGCGCCAGGGGTGCAGGAGGTGGTGAGCCAAGTGCAAGACGTGCTGGAAGAGGTCCCGAAGACGAGCCGAGCGCGCTTGTCGGAAATCATAACAGACGGCTACGCAGAAGGGAAGGACCTCGATACGGTGATAGACGATGTGCAGGAGCTGTACCAGGGTGGCACCGAAGAGGAAGACGGCATGGGGCGGCAGCGCGCAAAGACGATCGCACGGACGACATCAACCGCGGCCTTTGAGCGCGGGCAGCTGCATTCCTTCCGGAGGAATGACATCCAGGCAAAGGAATGGCTCACGACGCGGGACGGGCGGCAGCGAGAGGGGCACGGCGAAGCCAATGGCCAGCGCAAAGATACCGAGGCGCCGTTCGAGGTGCGGGCCACGACTGAGGACCCTTTTGAAGACATGATGCACCCCGGCGACCCAACCGCAAGCGTTGAGAATGTTGTCAACTGCAGATGCTCGATGATCCCATCTTTCGGCGATGATCAAGACGCTGATGTGAGTCCGATTGAGGGTGTGATTGAGACTGAAGGTCCGTAGGTGCGAAACATGTATCTGCCCGCAAAGTACGTCTACAAACAACTACTGACACGATGCCGTATAGCATCAAACAAGACATTGAGAGCTGTGCCGGGTACGCCGTCGTGAAAGATGCAGACGGGGAGGTGATGGGCTGTCACGAAACCGAGGACGACGCCCAGCAGCAGATCGCAGCGATAGAGGCGAGCGAAGCTGAGCGGGCTGAAGAGGTGGACACGACGCCACCAGAGTACATGCAGGACGCTGCCCGGCGTGGGCTTGAGATGCACGAAGATGGGAAGGGCGGCGACGGGCTTGAAGGGGCGACGGTGCGAGAGGCGCAGCGCATGGCCGAGGGCGAACCGCTGACTGAGGCAAAAGTCCGCAAGGGAAACGCTTTTTGGGGGCGCAACGAGAGCTACTGCAACGAAGGCGCCAGCGATGCACAGGTGACGAGCCGACTCCTTTGGGGGGGATGCCGCAGCATAGATTGGTTCGAT